CTCTCTTCAACCTTTGGAAGAAGGAGACCTGGAATAAGAAGAAACCGTCCCAGGACGACAGAGCAAAGCTGTGGGCCAAGGTCCAAACCTTCAACATGGAGGCTATCAGAGACTGTTTAACATCAGTCCTGGACCGCATGATTGAGGTAGCACCTGGTCGGGTAAAAGAGATTCGTATGCACGAGCCATTGCACAACCTCAAGCATATGTTCGGACTTACCGACCATGCTAAGGTTAAAATTATCCCACTCTGTGAGCCCTTGAAGATCAGGACAATTTCGAAAGGAAATTGTTATAACTACTGGTCCTCTCGAGTCTTCCAGAAGCATATGTGGGACAAAGTGCATGACTGTCCTTCGTGTACTCTCATCGGAGAGCCGTTGCAAGTAAGCCATCTACATGATCTAGTCAGTAGAACCCGAGCGATGAAAGCGAGATATTCGCTCCCAGTGGAATTTACTCACTGGGTCTCAGGTGACTATAAAGGTGCAACGGACTATCTCGATTTGAGACTCACGAAGATGGTGTTTGAGACCTTCCTGGAACGAACCAGACCCTCAGAGGGATCCGAAGTCTTTCGCCATAACCCAGACTGGGCTTGGTTGGTCAATCGCTGGCGGGATGTCATTTACGAGCAGACTCTTGTGTATAAATATGACACAGATGAAGGCTCCTTTCATGATGCCGTACTCCAGATGAATGGCCAACTTATGGGATCTCCCTTGTCATTCCCCATCCTTTGCATTTTAAACCTGCTATGTTACTGGAAAGCCCTTGAAGATTACTTCAAGATCACCATCGCCTGGGATGAACTTCCCGTCTTGGTGAATGGTGATGACATTCTTTTTATGTCAACTGATCCAGATTCTGGATTTTACCAGACATGGCAGGATTGCATCACTCAGGCCGGATTTAGGCTGTCGGTTGGAAAGAATTATATCCACGACAAGGTCCTCACGGTTAATTCTGAGTGTTGGACATGGAATGGCTCCTTTGATGCTCCTAGCTTTACCAAAACCCGTCATTTTGATGCCGGTCTCCTAATGAATGACAATTCATGTCAAAGATTGGAGAACCGAACTCTTCCCCTTGCGGAGAGACTTGACAGGGTCCTGGAAGGCGCCAATTGCAAGCAGCTTGCTTGGAATCGGCTGAAGCATTATTACAAGGAGGAGATTAAGACTTGGACCTGTTCGGGTCGGTTCAACGTGTTCTCCAGTATTCAGGCTGGTGGCCTGGGTGTTCCCAATCATGGTGTGGAGAATACGTTTACT